GTTGCCATGATTACTGTTCATCACCTAAATAACTCCCGTTCACAACGTATTTTGTGGATGCTGGAAGAGTTGGGTATTCCCTACGAAATTAAACACTATCAACGTGATGCCAAAACCATGCTTGCGCCCGCATCATTAAAGAAAGTTCATCCATTAGGTAAATCACCTGTCATTACTGATGGTGATATTACCGTTGCCGAATCAGGTGCGATTATTGATTATTTAGCGCAAAACTATGGTCAACATCTGCTAACAGTTGTTAACACCCCTGAATATCGCCAATGTACCTATTGGATGCATTTTGCCGAAGGTTCGCTAATGCCTCCGTTTGTGATGAAACTGGTGTTTGACAAAGTCCGCTCTGCGCCTGTGCCCTTCTTCCTCAAACCCGTGACTAAAGGCATTGCCGATAAAGTGATGAAATCCTTTGTTGGTCAGTATCCATGCGTGACCACGTAGAACGGCAGGCCAGTCGTCACCTGAAAGACAACGAATTTTTGCGCCTGCCGATTACAGACACCTCGCTTTTCAACCATCGAGACCCGGTGGAGCGTAAGATCATCACCTCCTACGAATGCACCTGGCCGGGCGGTATTGAAATCACGCAAGGCTGGCCGCTTCATCATTACGAGATGGCCGGACTTCTCAAACAATCGCTTTTTACGGTTGTTTGGCGAACGCAGACCAGCGTGGTTGAAGAAGCCTTGCTTTGCGGTACGCCTGTACTGACCAGGGGCAAAATGATCCACGACAACGAGTATCACCTTTACGGCCTGACAGACGACCACGCGCACCTTGAAAAAAGTCATGCAGAGGTGGGCAAAACGTGGTATGCTTATCATGAATACTTGAGCAAATTCCCGGCGCTTTTTGGCCGGTTTTTGGATAGGATAAAAAGCCTATGACCATCACAAACGGTTACGCGACCTTGCAAGAGATTAGAGACGCCCTGCTTATGGCGCGTTCGCTTACCGCGTCAACGATCGGCTTTGCCTCCACCGGTAACACCATCACGGACACAGGCGGCAACCTTGCCCGCTTCGTGCCGGGTGCGATTATCACGGTATCGGGCTCAGCGCAGGCGGGGAATAATAGGGCGTTTACGGTGGTGACATCGAACCCAACAGCTTTGACCGTCACCGAAACCGTGACCACCTCAGCGGCGGGTTCTGCGGTTACGATCATAGACACCACCCACACCGAGGATGACGCATCAATTGAGAGCATCGTCGAAGCCGTCTCCAGGATGATTGACAAGTTTTGCCGGAGGCGCTTTTATGCCAACGGGACGGACGAGAAGCGGTATTTCACGGCTGATCGTGTCTGCGAACTTTACACGGACGATATCGCAAGCATCACGACCCTGAAAACAGACGATGACGCGGATGGTACATATGAAACCACGTGGGCAACGAGCGACTATCAGACATGGCCGTATAATGCAAGCCTTGACGGCTGGCCGGTTATGCGCCTTGATGTTCCCGTTTGGGGGACAAAGGGCTTCCCGACACACGAGCGGGGCGTGGAAATTGACGGGAAATTTGGCTTTTCGGCGATCCCCGCGCAGGTCAAGCAGGCGTGCATCCTCCAGGCGGTGAGGCTTTTCAAACGGCGGGACGCCCCCTTTGGCATCACCGGCGCAGCGGAGTTTGGAAGCGTGACAACCATCACGAGCTTCGATCCTGACGTGAAGCTCCTGCTATCGCAGTTTCAAAAGGTGACACCATGAGCGACATCCAGGATACCATCGAGCTTATCACGGACAAACTGAGGGCGCTTGACGGCGTGCAGGCCGCGCCTTCTGTGCTGAATGACAGAATGCCAGCCGTTGGGCCGTTTTTCCTTGCATGGCCTGGCCCCGCAACCATCGACCACGGCGCAACGGGCGAGGCGCTCTACCTTGAAAGCGTCATTGTAGAGCTTCACGTGATGCGGGAGCCTTCGCTTGTCACAGCCTACGAGCGAGCCATCCCTTACGCGCAGACAGTCCCGAACGCCATATTCAGGGCGCTTTTGGATAACGTCATCCAATTTTCGGGTATCACTTCATCCGGTCTCGTGCCTATGGCATGGGGCGAGGTGCAGACAATCGGCTTTCGTTGGACAGTCAACGGGCTAAAAACCAGAGTAACCGTTTAGGAGGTACAGCATGGCAGGTATCAGAATGTTACGCAAGGCCCAAATCGGGCTGGAAAGTTCGGCGGGTACAGCCGTAGCTGCGACCGCCATTTATCGCGGTTTGGCCGTGATTGACGACCAGTCCAAGCCGGTTTTCCCCGTTGAGGACGTCGGCTATTTGTCGGGCACGAACCGCGCCTATATCCCAAAAACAGTGGTGAACGTCTCCATGCCAGAACACGAGGCGACTTTCGAACAGTTGGGCTATGTGTTATCGGCAGGCGTTGAGGATGTCGTGACAGGCACGAGCAACGGAGGCACGACCAACGGATACACCTACCTGTACACGTTCCCGACCACAGCGGCAAAGACGCTGAAAAGTTACACCATCGAAGCAGGCGACAACACACAGGCCGAGGAAGTTGAGTATGCACAGGTGCGCTCTTTCAACCTGACCGGCGCGGCTGGCGAGGCCGTCAAGTTATCGGCTGATTGGTTTGGGCGCAACCGGACAAAGACAACTTTCACGAGCCTGTCTCTGACGGACGTGGAAGAAATCCTCTTCCAGAATGCGAAACTCTACATCGACGCGGCTAACGGCACGATCGGGGCAACCCGGGCAACCAACACGTTTTTAGGCTTTGACCTTTCCGTGAAAACCGGCGTTGTCCCTGTCTGGACTGGCGACGGCTCGAAGGCTTTCAGCTTCTCAAAAACCGTCATGCCTGAAATCCTGCTCAAAGTGACTTTTGAACATGACGCGGTGGCCGTTGCGCGTAAGGATGATTTTGCGGCAGGGACTGAGCGTCTCGTGTCAATCGTCATCACCGGATCCGCCTTGACTGGCACGGGCGGCACGTACACCACGAAGCTTTTGCGTATCAATATGGCTGCCAAAATTGACAGCATCGAACCGATGGGCGAGGACGGAGACGGCGACAACACCGTACAGGTTACTTTCCGGGCGCGTTTCTCTACCGCGCCAAACCCCGACCTGTTCGCAAACATCCTCGTGTGCAACACCCTGGCCACCCTCGTGTAGAAAGGTTACAGATGGACTTCAAATTTACTTTTGACGCGGATAGATTGACATGGGCAGAACAGGAAGCCTTGCAGGAAGGCGAGGCCAACCGCTTGCGCGTTGCGCGGGGCATCATCGCCAAAATGGTCTCAGAGGTGGACGGCCACCCCGTGACCGTTGAACAGGCAAGCGAGGCAATCCGCAACCTGACCGGCAAAGAAAGCCGCGAGCTTATCAACCGTTTCGCCGAGGCGTTGAAAGCCGCACAGGATGAAGCCGTATCCCCTACGACCGCCGGCGGCTGATAGCCGCGCTTGAACATGGCGGAAAACCGCCGGCGTGGGTTGGGGTGCTGGAAGCGGCTGCGGAATGGGGCGTTCCACCCTGGGAGATTGAAGAACACTTTAGCTACAAGTGGTATCACAGATGGGTGACGCTCCGTAACATGCAGATAGCGAAAGCCAAACGCGAGGCTAAAAAATAATGGCGAACACGATAGAAATCACAGTCAAGGCAAACGATCAAGCATCAGGGGCGCTCAAAAACATTGCCAATGAGGCAAAAGGTCTGGGCGCGATCCTAAAAACTCAGCTCATGGGCGACATTGCCAACCTTGCAGGCCGGGCTTTCGATGGTATCACGCGGTCAATCGGTGGCGCGGTGGATGAGGTTGCGGTTTATACGCAAAGCATCAAAGACCTGTCCAACCTGACCGGCGCAACGATGGAGGAAAGCTCCCGCCTTGCGAACGTGGCAGACGATTTGAAAATTGGCTTTGGCGACCTTCAAACGGCGCTGGAAGCGGCCACGCGTAAAGGTTTTGACCCGTCAACAGAAAGCCTCGCAAAGCTTTCTGACCAGTACTTGAAGCTCCAGCCCGGCCTCCAACGTTCGCAGTTCCTGATGGACACTTTCGGGCGCTCCGGCATGGCGATGGCTGAAATTATGAAACTTGGCGGGGACGCGATACGGGAGCAGTCAAGCGCGGTTGATGAAAGCCTGATTGTGACGGACGAAGCCTACAAAAAGACCCGCGAGTACGAGATGGCGATGGATGACCTTGAGGATAGCATGTTAGGCGTGAAAGCCGAGCTTGCTCAGGCCTTACTTCCCGTCATGAAAGACATGGCCTCCATCCTGAAAGATACCGTCGTGCCTGCTGTCAAATTCCTGACCGACGCTTTCAACTCCATGCCAGACGGCGCAAAGCAGGCAACCATTGGCTTTGGCGCGATTACGCTGGGTGTCATGGGACTGGCCGGGCCTGTCCTAAACATCGTCAAGCTGATGACAGAACTATCCATCCTTTTCGGTGGAGCAGGCGCAGCGGGGGCGGCTGGCGCTGGAGGCGGCGCTTTTGCGGGTGGGACGGCGGCTATCACGGCCCTGGGTACGGCGCTGACAACCATCGTACTGCCCATCATGGCAATCGCGGCTGGCCTCAAATTTATCGCAGACAACGCGGAAGCGGCATGGGATAGTATGCTCATGTTGGGCGCAATCTCCGGTAAAGCTTTTGGGACGTGGAGCGACCAACAGGTGCTTTCCCTTGACGCAGACATCAAGGCGCGGCAGGCGCGGCGCTCTGGAAATTTAGGCGCAACCTCTTTGGAGGGCTTACTGGGATTCGGGGCAGGCGCTGGAAACGGCGTGATTGTCAACATCAACAGCCCCGTGAACACGGCAAACCGCGATGAAATCCAAAACATCCTGGCCCCCATCATCCAGGCGGAAGTCAGAAGGGCGAGGCAGTAAATGGCGAAATACGGCGCGTTTAGATACGGCACAAGCACGCTTTACGGCACGGGCGGCCCTGGCCCGCAGCCGACCTTCACGGGCGAGTTGGTCTGGTCAATTCAATTTGACTGGAACGGGGACGGGGTGCTGGACGGCACGAACGAGGCGCAATACGTCACCGGACTGGAGACGAGCAGGGGCAGGCGGTATTACATTTCTCCCTCCGGAGAGAAATTTGAGAACTTCCAGGAAGGGACAGCCTCCCTTACCCTTGAGAACCGTTCGCGGCGGTACGACCCGTACAACACGTCCAGCCCGCTTTACGGGAACGTGAAACCAGGGCGACTATGTCAGATCAAAGCCGTGACGGTTGCAGATGGCACGGAATACACGCTTTTCACTGGAAAAATTGACAACATCAAGCCCATCTCAGGCGGCGGCGAAAAGGTGAGAATTGACCTCGTTGACGGCTGGCGCTGGCTGAACGATGCGGAAATCAGTATAGAGCGGCGCTTCCGGGGCACGGTATCCGACAGCGTAGAGCTTGCTTTGACGGCGGCGGATTACCCCTTCTCCCGTTCTGTGACCGCAGACAGCCAGCCCGTTTGGGTTTATGATCCCGACAAGCGCACGGCGGCGAGCGTCATCAACGATTTAGCGCAGTCATGCTTAGGCCAATTCTTTATTGCCCGTGACGGACAGGCCCGCTTTTATCCCCGCGATTACACCGGCATGACCAACCACGCCATTGACCAGTCCGTTCTGCTCAAAGAAATCGCTTTGAGCCAGCCGTGGGAGAACATCCGCAATAAAATCCGGGTGTACGCAAATCAGGTGGGGAAGCGTTTCTCTGATACCATATGGACTTACGGCGGGGTGTTGCTTGTTCCTTATGGAGATACCATCAAAGTATACGTTGACTCAAACACGGATGCTATTTTGGACTATATCACCCCGCGGCCTGGCGTTGATTACACGGCTAACACAGCAGGGGATGGGAGCGGGACAGATAAAACAGCGTTAGTGCAGTGCGTCATGTATAATGCGCGTTCTCATGGAGCGGTTTTGCATATAAAGTCATACTACCCGTATGATGTTTACGTTATCGGATTACGAGCGCGCGGAAACGTGCGGGTGACACAGCAAAGCAGTTATTACGCAGAGGACACCACAAGCGTTGCAACCTACGGCCCGCGCCGCTTCTCGTTGGACAATCCATTTTTACAGGACAAAGGCTATGCAAGCGCGTTTGCAACCATCATAAAAAACGGGCTGAAAGACCCGGCCAAAAACCCTGTTATCATGGTTGAACAGCGCCCTAGTGTGCAGTATGCTTTCGAACTTATGGACAAGGTGACGCTCACCGCTTCCACTTTGGGTATTTCAGGAGAGGTGTACTATATCGGGCAAATCGAGCATAAATGGATGGAGGAGACCGGGCAGGCCGTGACCACCACGGTTTATTTACAGAACGTCATCCGCGATAGCACGAGCATCACCCCGCAGCCGTATTACCCCGGACAGCCGACAATCGAAACCATCCCCGTCAACCCGTGGAATCCCAACCAACAGCCACCCGTTGCGCCCCCGACCCCGCCTACCATCACGCCAGGAAGCGAGTGCATCAACAACATGGCAGCGCCTGCCAACGGGCCGTTTAGAACGAGCCTGTCAGGTACGCTGATGAACTATGATGCGGGCGTTGGAAACTATCGGTATGCGTGGGTGCATTACCCGTGCTACATCCGTTCAGCAAACGCAACCAACAAAACCACGATCCGCATGTATGCGGTTACTGAGCAGTTGATAAATTTCGCATGGACGGCCCTTCCTGAAAGCATGGCTGGCTTTCATCTCTGGGCTTATGACTACTCAGGACAGCCTTTAGCGGAAGTGACCTGGGACACCGTGACCGACCAGGGCGCGGGGGTGCGGACAGGAACAATCAGCCTGCCATCTGCTGCGCTTGTGGAGTGGTGGCTGGCAATCATGGATGAGGACACGGACAGCGGAAACGGCGTCAATGTAACGATTTCACAGCACGCAATCGGCGCGCATAACGCATGGGTGAGTACGTTCAAGTTTTCAGACGATGGCTTGAAAGCGTCCATTCCGGTTTGGGATTTCGGCGCATCATGGAAGGTGACGCTTCCGGCGCTAACTGCAAGTGCTGGAACATATACAGCTAAAATTCGCATGACCGTTGACGGAGAAAGCGCAACAATAACCGCGGGCGCTGGCGATGCGTCAAAGTATGACCCTAATATGTCGGCTTTACCATCCGCACTAAGTTTAGCCAATACGGCTGTTGCAACGGGCGATTATACATATACATCAAGCGCAACGGCAGCCACAAACAGCGTTCTATCAACGTATTTGAATATCTGGATGTATCATAGTCTGTTTGGTCCGCTTCCTGCCAGCACGCTTGAACTTTTAGAGCTTTCTCTTACCGTTGGAGATGAAACCACTCAGCTATGGCCTGCCGCGACCGGCAATAAACGCATTACCATTAGCTATTTAGACCTATATAACATTTGCTCAAAGGACGGGTAAAAGCATGGCATATCCCGCAGCATTAGACAGTTTCACCACGAAGACGGACGATGTAACCGAGGTTTTAGCCGCGCACATCAACGACCTCCAAAGTGCCGTTGTGAACATCGAAACCGAGTTAGGGACTGACCCGGCAGGCAGTCTAACAGATGTCAAAACACGCTTGCTGAAAAGCATCAGCGCGGCGGGTCTGTTGAACTTCGCGGCCTCCAGCACCCTGACAATTTCAAGCGGATCCATCACGGCCACACAAAACTGGCACACGATAGACACCGAAGGCGCGGCGGCAACAGACGACCTTGACACCATCACGGCAGGGGCGGACGGGCAGGTGCTTTTGTTGCGCCTAAATAATGCGGCGAGGTTGGTCACGGTCAAGCACGGGACGGGCAACATCTCAACCACCACCGGGCTGGACTTTACCCTATCTCTTGTTAGCGCATTTTGCCTCATGGTCTATGATGACAACCTTGACAAATGGCTGGCCATGCCCCCGGCGCCTGCTGATTACAAAACAAACACGGTTGCCAGGCTGGCGACGGTGACGGGCGTCAACCTGAACACGACCACGAAAACCACGCTTTACACCGTCCCCACAGGTTACTCGTGCGTGATCAATCATGTGGTGGTGCGCGCGGCCTCGACCAGCTTGACCACGGCCAATTACGGCTTCGGTTTTGACGCGGGCGGCTCGGACGTAATCACGGCGGCCACACACACCGAACTGACAGGATCCACGCTTTACACACGGCTGGAAGCAAAAGCAGGCGCGAAACTGGGCGCGGCTGCGGACGTGTTCGGCGTCAAGTGCGGCACACCACAGGGTGGCGCGGCTACGGTGACCATTGACGTTTATGGTACTCTATACTAGGATGGAGTATAACCATGTCTTATCCTGCTAGTTTAGACAGCTTTTCAACGAAAACAGACGGTGTGACCGAGGTCATGGCCGCCGATGTCAACCTGCTACAGGCGGCGGTGGTTGCGATTGAAACCGAACTGGGGACTGACCCGGCAGGCACGCTCACCGACCTGAAAACGCGCTTGCTGAAATCGCTTTCAACGGCGGGTAATCTCCAATTCGCCGCACCGACCGCTTTGACCATCAGTGCGGGCGAGGTCACGGTTACGCAGAATTATCACACGGTTGATACGGAAGCGGCGGGCGCAAGTGATGACCTCGAAACGATCAACGGTGGCGCGGACGGCCTCGTGCTGATTTTGCGGCAAGCAAACGACGCGCGGGATGTCACGATCAAACACGCGACCGGGAACATCTACACCACAAGCGGATCGGATTACGTTCTGTCGTCTTCAAAACAAGCGCTGATGCTGATTTATGACAACACTCTGAGCGTGTGGATTGCCTTTGACGCTCACGCCCCGCTAACGGTCACGGACACCAGCACGATTGATTTTACGCTCACAGGACAGGCGCTTACGGCCTCTGTCATTCCGGGCGGGATTGCGCATAACGATCTTGCAAGTAAACAAGGCGGCACGGCTGGCGAGTACTACCACCTGACGGACGCACAGCTGGCGGCCCTCCATGCGGCACTGACGGTGACGGATACTGCCACAGTGGATTTGACCCTGACCGGCCAGGCTTTGCAAGCGGCGGTGATTCCAGGAGGAATAAAGCTGGATGACCTGGGTACACCTGACGATAACACTGACCTGGACGCCTCTGCTTCACGCCATGGCCTGCTGCCAAAGCTTTCTGGTGGATCGGGTTACTATCTGAACGGCGCCGGGGCTTTTGATAACACCCTGAAAACACGGGTTGACCGGCTTTTTGGGACGGATAAACCTTCACATGCCAATTTCTTTACTCAAAGGCAATTCTATAATAATGACTACGCCAATAACATAGTTGGCTTTGAGACTGAGGCCAATCCGTACACGTTCCCAACCGAGAACTGCCCATTTTCATGGAATGCTATACCTACGGGATGCACTAGATATTCTTGGGGGTCTTGGTTGCAAATGCGCGTGGCGACAAGTTTTCCGCTAACTTTGAGGTGGTCAAGTAGCACAAAAAAGAACTTCTTAAATGCAATATTGTGTTTTTCACCATCCATCAAAACATCAGACTACCTGGCATATGAAATCAGATGGTGGGGTGTTCAAACGCCTACGGCTTCTGACAAATACTGGTCATTCAGAATAATGTGGAAGCCATCTACATCATCGCAGTGGCCGCTTTACGGGAAACTGTATTCTGGAACTGGTGTCACTTACGCAGAAGGAGACGGGACAGCCAGAAGTGGGCCTATTCCCATCCCGATGGGAACAGCGCTTTCATGCCAATTTGGAGCGTGGCACACGACCTCCACTCCATATGGCGGTTTTACTATCAAAAGTGCAGAGGCTATATACGGTGGTAACCTGGGGACCGTCGTTAACACATGGCCAAACGAGGCAAAGTGTTTTGATATCTCAATCACATCAGGCGACTATCAGACGCTTCACATAGATGATATTGTTTTGTCTGACGCATAGGAGGCCATATGAGAGTATATGCGTTTATCATCAAATGCGAAAAAGGCTTTCGTGGCTTATGTGAACCAGAACCCGGAACGGGCCGCAATTTTATCGGCATTGAACTAGACCCTAAATTTTACGTCATGGCTCATGAAAGGCTAAACAGATGCAGCCAGGATTACCGCTTGACTTTTAGAACGCGCGTGCTATAATAAATGTGATCAAGTTTCGTCATTTGTTTCTCCTTGCAAGCGCCCAGTCTCCTGCTGGGCGTTTCGCATTATTACACGTCACGCCGAAAACATGACGAACGTCACTATACTATCGTGCCAAAACGGGGTATTATAGAGACATGAAAGCAACCGGGCGACCGGAAATAAAAAAACAGGAGAAAATCGAAATGGAAAAAAACCTCACCACCCTCAAAAGCGAATTTGCCAAAGCCTGCGCTGAAGCCTACGTCAACCAGTATATGCTCGATAACAAAGTTTCTGGAACCCCCGTCATCGTGTACGACAGCAACGGCCAGACCTTCGCCTTTCAGTCCAGCGGCAGCCCCATGCTTGACGGTGAAGTCGAAATCACGACCATCAACCAGGGCGATTATGGCGACCTGAACGGCTGCGACGCCGAAACTGCGAAAGCGGCCATCGAAGAAATGATCACCATGAACACCGACGATGAATGGCTTTTCGACGCCATCAACGGCATCAGCGACATCGACTACTAGACAACCTGCCCCGCTGGTCGGGCTAAAGGCCAGCAGGAGAAACCATGAAAAAGTCAGATTACACCCTCAAAAGCGAATTTGCGAAAACCTGCGCGGAAGCGTACTACTGCCAGTATATTGACGATGACCCCGTTGACGGCACGCCCACAGTCATCTTTGACCGCGAAACCGAAAAATTCAGTTGGCAGTCAAGCGAGACGCCGCTTCTTTCAAGCGAGGTCAAGATCACCACTGTCGAGCAGGGCGATTACGGCTGCATTGATGACGATTGGGACAGCAAAGAGGTTCGTGAAGTTTTGGTAAACGTCATCATGTCAGACAGCATCACCCTGGGTATGGTCATCAGGGCCATCAGTTTTTAGTGTATCCGGCGCTGCCAAAAAAAACGGCAAATATAGCGCCTCCGGAATTAGAACATGGAGACCGCCCCGCTGGGGCGGTTTTCCGTTGGGGGTGCACGTGGTGCATGGCGGGGGATGACATAGGGTATAGTCAAAATGACCATAGGGTATAGTCAAAATGACCATAGGGTATAGTCAAAATGACCATAGGGTATAGTCAAAATGACCATAGGGTATAGTCAAAATGACCATAGGGTATAGTCAAAATGACTAACAGAACCAATAATATAACCAATAAATAACCAGTAAGAGAAGCAGTAAGTTAACCCGAAGATTAGAAAATTTGCGAATTTTCGAGAACTGGCTAACATGGCAAAGCTCACCATCCAGGAAGCTCTAACATACTTTGCGGTATGATAACGCAGATTATAGGCTGCTACTTCTAAGACATTTTGTCTAAAAATAAATGTGCATTCGCAGAATAAGTGTGCTATAATGGATACATCTTGACTGAACAAACGGAGGAAACAACATGCCAGAGAATAACCCTATTGTCGCACGAAAATCAGGGCGCAAGGTTGACACAGAAAAGCGCGGCAAGGTGCTAGCGGTCCTGGCTACAATCGCAGACGGCGACCGTTTATCAATGCCTGAAATCGCAAAACGGGCAGGCGTTTGCATGGCAAAGTGTCACAAGGAAATTGTCTGGCTTGAGAAGGCAGGCATAATCCGGGTTGACAAGCGCGCTATGCCGTTCGCCTACGAGATCGTAAAAAAGGAAGGGGATAATGTTTGACCTAGTCGCAGAAATTATCAATTCACCACTGAGGATAAACGGGAATACGCGAAACGTTCTCCAGGCTATCGCAGACATGGCGAACCATGACGAGAACGAACCCTACGCATGGCCGTGTATTGGAACCATTGCGGAAAAAGCGAAATGTAGCAAGTCAACTGCCTGGCGCTCTATCACGGCGTTGGAGCGCATGGGAGTGATCCGCGTTGAACGTCAATACTTCAAGGGCGGACAAATCAACTCAAAATACTTTATCATCCGCAAGGTCACCCTTTCAGGAGAAATCATCATGCAAGAGCCAAAAAAGAAACCAGCACCTGCCCCAACTCGTGAATTTACGCCACCAGAGCCGGACATTGACGAAAGCGCTTTCGACCGCGAACCAGGGTATGATGAACTGGCCTTCGATAACGAATTTGTTATACCCGAGGACAGCGCACCTGCGCTTGATTACATTCCCGCAGAGCAACTTTTCGAGCAAAGCATCCGGCGTGACCAGGAGACGGCCAAAGCGGAAGCGGCGGAAATCGCGCACAATGCGCTGGCAGGCGTGCAAAAATTTTTCATCGAACCAGAGCCAGAGCCTGTGAACAGGGGCGAACGCGGGCTTATCGTCACCGGATCCACCCTGCCGACCCCAGCAGGCGTGAAAACGGGATGGGCTGAGCGGATTTGGACGGCTGTCACAGGTCAGACCATCACGCCGTCAAAAGACAGGGATCAAATTTATGAACTGCTGGCGGCTTATTATCCGAACTATCGGGATGAGGCGAAAATGGCGGAAGCATTGAAGCCATATTTTGAGGCGTGGATTATCCGCAAAAGCAAGCGGGGCACGACCTACAGCGCGACTAATCCAGGCTGGCTTTTTGACTGGTTTGTGGCAGGGGCCATTCCAGAGGCAGCACCTGTGCAAGCGGATACCACCATGCCGCCGGCGAAAAAATTGAAGGTTTGGTGACGTTCGTCACTTGACCCGCCATTTTGAGCGTGATACCATCAGGAGCAAAGGAGAACTCAAAAATGGAAGTGATAAAAGATAACGAGGCAGAGCGGGCGTTTTTAGGCGCGGCGCTCATCAACCCCGAAATTGTCGGCGTGTCGCGGTTGACGGAGGAGGCTTTCGTCAACATTGACCATAAAGATATTTGGTCTGGCATGAAGATGCTTTGGCTCAAACAGCTAAACATCGACCTGATCACCCTGGGCGTTGGCAAAGACCATGCCCGCAAAATGCTTCTCGTTGAACTCATCAACGCCTGCCCCACCCACCTGGGATGGGAGACTTACGAAGAACGTCTGCTCACCTTGCAGATGCGCCGGCGAACCATCGTTTTAGCGGAGCAGATGGTGAAAGCCGCCATCCAGGGCGATGATTTGGCCATCCCGATTGCCGCTGAAAAATTGCTTTCACTGTCGGTGAAGAAATCTTCAAGTCAAAGCCTGGCCGACGTGGTATGCGACCTCTACGATGACGTGCAAGGCAGAAACGAGTTATACACTCAGGGAAAAATTGTACACGCCGGCATCACCACCGGCCTGCAAAAGCTTGATTATGTCACGGGCGGGTTGCAGGCAGGCGAACTGACCATTATTTCAGGTGAACCAGGGCTTGGTAAATCCATCCTCGCTATGCAGATTGCCAAAGCGGCGGCGCGTGAACGGACGGTGCGCATCTACTCACTCGAAATGCCAGCCCGTCAGATCGTTCGGCGTTGGGTGGCTGCTGACAGCGGTGTATCAGCCCGCCAGATGAAAAGCGGTGAGCTGGACATCGAATTTTGGGACAAATTCACAGCCGGCATATCCAAACTTTCAACCCTGCCGATCACAATCTGCGACGATAGCGGCACGACCACCTCAGACATCCGCGCGGATTTGAGCCGGTGTGCGAACGAGGGCACGGGGCTAATCGTTATCGACTATCTTACCCTGCTCGGGGATGGCGCTGGGATGAACGAAGTCGAGCGTACAGCGGTAGTGTCATCGGCGTGCAAGCGGCTGGCGAGGGACTTCAACCTGTCGGTTATCCTGGTCCACTCCATGAACAAAGTCGGGATGCGCGCAACCAGGCCAACCCTTGCAGACCTCAGGTCAAGCGCTCAGGTGGCTTATGATGCAGACCTGGCCTTGATGATGACCAAAGGCACGAGCGAGTTTTTCCCCGCTGTCCGTGAAGAACGGCTGGAGAATTGCCGGCTTTTGTGGCTCGTGAAAGCCCGCGACATTCCGGGCGGTGATAACGTGTTTTTGTTGGAGAAGGGCGACGAAACCCCGGAATTTGCAGAGTTTATCAAAACTGACGCGATCGGATGGAGCAATCAAAAATGACGAAATCCCGCGCTCAAATCATCTCGACATCAATCTATCGTTCCACCACCGAGCAGCGATGGGCGATCCAGGGCCGCGCCATCATGGGGGCTTTGATCGGACGGCCTGTGCATATCGAACTTTACGAGCCTGTGACGTTGAAGCTGCCAGGAGGATCATATACCCCCGATTTTCTCTACGTTTTCGATGACGGCCTGACTGCTTTCGTGGAAGTCAAAGGCTCCACCAAACAGCGCGGTTATCGTGATGCGCGGGCAAAGCTGAGGGCGGCGGCGGAACTGTACGCGATATGGGATTTTTACGAGGTCAGGCCAGGGGCGACATGGACGGTTGAGAAAATCACCTGAAAGATGTGACATTCGTCACTATATTCTTCCGTTCGCGCGTGCTACTATAAAGACATGCCGAACGGCAAAACTAAACAGGAGAAACGACATGGAAAAAGAAAAGCTTGACGAAATTTTATCCAAACACGCGGCATGGCTGGTGGATGAGCCAGACGGCGAACGGGCAAACCTGCGCGGGGCAGACCTGACCGGGGCAAACCTGCGCAGCGCAGACCTGACCGGGGCAAACCTGCGCGAGGCAGACCTGACCGGGGCAGACCTGAGCTGGGCAAACCTGCGCAGGGCAAACCTGCGCGGCGCAGACCTGACCGGGGCAGACCTGCGCGAGGCAGACCTGACCAGGGCAGACATGCGCGGGGCAAACCTGCGCGGGGCAGACATAGACTTTTCATGCTGGCCTTTGTGGTGCGGTTCAACAGGCGTCAAAGTCGATGTAAAGATTTTTGCGCAACTGGCGGCGCACCTGTGCGCTGTCGAAGTCGATGACGAAGGGTGCAAAGCGGCGCAAGCGGCACTTCTCCCGTTGGCACAGAAAAGCCACAGGGCAGGTGAGTTAGGACTTTTGTACGAGGTTTAAAAATGAGATCAATGCGCGTCACCAACCACGAAAAATTAGGAACTCGCATCCACCTGCCGAACAATGATTTTATCATGTTTATGCCAGACGGCGCGATTATCCGCACCAGCGATGAGACCCGGCATGAGGCTGGCAGCCAACAGGCGATTTACTGGCATCGTGTCAAGGCAGAGCTTGAAGTGCAACAGCTTGAGGACGAGTACCAGGCCGCTTATGAAGCGCTGGAAACCATGATCGGCGAAACGAAGGCCGCCCGCTGGGCCGTTGAAAACACCGACGGACTTGACCCGGTAGCCGACCTTGCGGCTATCAAGACCGAGCTTGAAGCCCGTCAGGCTATCAAGCGCCACGAATGCCCGCTTTGCGGCGGCCCTATCTGGACGGAAACCACCGGTATGCTGTCTTACGACGGCGAGAGCGTGAGCGACACGCTGAAAACCGTGTTTATGTGCCAGTGCGGGTTTATGAAGGAGGCATAAGATGGACAAAGACATTTTCGGCGTCATGGATGACCTCGCCCGCATTGAAGCGGCGATTACTGAGCTTGAGAACGCCAAAAAGGAAGCCCGCGCGATCATTGAAGCGCATGTTGCCCAGCACGGCCCGATTGTGTATGCTGGACTGAAGGCGCAGATGGTCCACACCCCTGAAAAAACCTCATGGCCTGTTGCAACGATCCGCGCCATGATTGAGCGCTGGATGCGCTCGAACGTTGCCGGCCTGATTGAGGCAGCTATCGAACTGAGCAACGCGGCGAAAGTTGAGCCGGCAAAAGACACGCTGGTGGTAAAGAAGGAAGTGGAAAAATGAAAAAGCAGTTTTCAATGAAATTATCCGCCGTCATGAAATACGAAGCCCGCGAAGCGATGAAAGTGCACGAGACGCTTGACGCGAACGACTTCGAGAACATCACCAGCGCCGCTGAGATGGTGTACGGCGACTACGTCGAACGCCAGCGCGAACTGGCGCGGAAAGCTGAGAACAGCGGGAACGCGAAAGCCTGGCACAATGCCGCGCTGCGGGTTATCCGACACTTTGTGAGGCTCGAAGAAACCGGCGAATGGACCGAGGAGGTGGAGGATGGATTATGAAACGAAAAACCCCACGCGCAACCAACAAACGGGCGCTTGCAAAAATGCGCGTTATCCTGTTGAACCGGTTTTCTTTTGCGCGGTACTGGTATCGCACTGGATACGAGGAGGCGACAAAGCGGTACAAGCCAGGCGCAGACCTGCTTGTACGGATCGCCAACCAGCGAGACGAGGCACGGTCTGAACTGGCAGAAGCAAACGCTGAAATCGCGCGGCTTCAAAGGCAGATAAATTCAGAGTTTGGAGGGTGAGATGACAAACAAAAATTGCCCGGTGTGTGGAAAATCAGCCAGAGAAAATAATGAGCTTTCTACGCGGCCACTAGCGTCATGCGACAACCCGCATTGCTTTATGTATGCGACTGGCTTTCATGTTGAAGACTGGAACGCCCCGCGCCCTGTTGAGGACGCTTTGCGCGATGAGATAACGGACGCTAAAAACAGCTTTGCCGTTGCCAAAAATATAATCAACGCGCTTGAATACGAGTGTGACAACCATATAAAAAATCTTGCACAGATACGCGCCGAACTGGAGGCGATCAAGGCGCGAAGGTGCGAGACGTGCAAACACGGGCGCATTCGCGGAAACGAAGAATTTGAGATCATCTACTGCGAAGAAAACCCCGCTTTCTACGAGCATTGGTTTCACGACTGCTGCATAAACTGGGAAGCGAAGGAGGCGCAAACCGCAACCAGCACAGAAACTAGTGACAAATGACACTATCCCGGCATGTTTCATCGTGGTAACATGGAGACATGCCGGACGGCAAAACTAAACAGGAGAAAAAAATAATGGACGCAATTCAACTTTACAGAATGTCGGAGATTGATGAGCTGGCGGTCAAAAACCAGATCATGCCCGGCGCAACGCAAACCGAGCTTATGATGTTCCGCAATGTTTGCGAACGCACCGGCCTGAATCCGTTCAACCGTGAAATTTACCCGGTGGAGCGCTGGAAGAAGGGCGATAACGGCCCGATCAAGACATGGAGCTTTCAGATCTCGATTGACGGATACCGGCTGATGGCAGAGCGCAGCGGTCTTTATGTCGGACAGGGTGCGCCTGAGTGGTGTGGACTTGACGGTAAATGGCGCGATATTTGGACGCTTGAACAACCCCCGCACGCCGCGCGCGTGACCGTCTATCGTAAAGGTTGCCCAGTTGGAACAGTTGGTATCGCTTTTTACCGCATGTCGGTGGCGCTCAAAAAGGACGGGAACGCGCTCGAACAATGGTCAAAATCGCCCGCGCACATGCTGGCGAAGGCAGCCGAGGCAAACGCGCTGCGCCGCGCTTTCCCGCTGAACTACGGCGGCGCGGTTGAATTTCAAGACGATGACATTGAGACCGAGGAGCAGGAGCAGGCTATCATCGAAAAACCACAACGTAGCGCGGCTCAAATTGTTGCAAGCCTGGGCGGCGACGATGAACCGATTGAAGCGCAAATTTCACAACCAGCCCGCGCAACCGTGACACCTGAGCGCAAGGCCAACCCCGCCCCCGCGCCCGCAAAGCCTGAGATGCCTCTGGATATGGCGGAAAAAGTGGCAAACCGTGATGGCGTGCTGTACCGTGACCTCGACAGCGAGAAGTTATCATACATGATCGCCAGCATGACGAAGGCTATCGCGAACCAGACCGGCGAAGAACGCGAAGCAACCGAGTACAAACTGGCTGCGGCCCGCGCTATCCTGGCTAGCCGTGATGAGGTGGCGAAATGACAACCGATGACCTGAAAGCCGGCGCGGCTTTTTTGCTCATGGCGCTTTTCGTCCTGCTCTTGATGTGCTTTTTATCGAACGGGGGCAGGCTATGAGCGAAGATGACCAGAAAGTCATGAGGGTGACGGCGCTGGCCGTTGCCCTCATCATGGCCTTTTTCTCCTGCCTTTGGTGGGCAGGCATGATCTTGAAAGGATAAAAAAATGGAACAGAAAACTGAGAGCAAAAAAGTTATCGTATTCAAGGCAGAACCGAAAGAACAGGCCGCTTATGACGAAATCGCCCGGCGCTTCAATGTGACGAGCGCAAAATTTGCACAACTTCTCGCGACGCGCGTCCGCAAGGGAATTCCGGTGCTTTTTGCTGGCGGCGTGATTTTTGATCGTGGCCTGCTGATTGAACGCGCAACGAAATACGAGATCGAGGGCGGGATTGTACTTGGCGTGCATATTGACGGTGTTTATGCCTACGCGGCGCTTGAACCCGGCAAGGCTCCAGAAAAACACGCGGCATTCCCTGAATGGGCGATGAAGTACCTGGGAGAAATCGAGGCGCGGAATGACTGAAACATACACCTGCCGTTACTGCGGCGAACCTATCGAGATTTTTCAACTGCCAAACGACCCGGACGGCTACACCTACAAACACGACAGCGCCGGATGCATCCTTGACCATGACCCTGATAACGCACCGGCTGTCCAGGTGTGGGAGCATGACGAACTCGTGGCGGCGCTGAACATGCGGCGGATGACGTGCGAGACGTGCGCGAAGAAGCTCACAGATGCGCTTGCATGGCATGGGTGCAAAATTGTTGCCTCGCTCTTAGACACCGGATACGATGGCGATGACGAAATATTTTCTGCGCTATCTTGCACCAGGTGGGAGGCGCGATCATGACCCATCCCCGCATCGGCACACCTCGCCAAAACACCTGCATCGACTGTGGCCAGCCCTTCACAGCCCGCACCCACAAAGCCGAACGATGCCCGATTTGCCAGCACAAAAGGAACGCTTACATGGCGGCTGAGTGTCAGAGGCGCAACTATGCCAAAAAGCGCGCAAACCAGCAAGCCAAACGCGCTGAGGAAAAAGCGGCGAGACAGACTGGGGAGGCAAAGTGGCGGTGTGGGAGAAACCCGAAGTACAAGCTCATTTTTGACCCGTCAGGCGATTACACGCTGGGCGCGTGTTTTGACATGTCGAGCCTGCCTGGAACAATCGCAACGAATTATGACGCGTGGGAAGTCGGGACGCGCTGGACGGATGGCAAGTCGATTTTCGAGTATAAACGGCATGGAGAGAGGATAGAAAAGGTGACAGTGTGACCTACTCACAAACAGACCGCGAGAACATCATAAAAACGTTGAACGCCCTGCCTTACAGCGAACGTGAAAAGATGTTGTCTCAGGCAGGCGAGGCCGTGTATAACGGCATGAGCGAGGACGAAAAAGCCGGCCTGCGCCGCGTTGCGGCTAAACTGCTGAAGGTAAAAAACTTCGGCATGGGATGTCTTTTCGAGCTTTGCGCCGTTTTCAGCTTGTACGGGTGCTGGCCTGAGGACGTGAAACACTACGGAGAGGAGGCATTGAGATGACCTGCATCATCGGTTACGTTGCAGACGACGGGCGTGTTTTAGTCGGTGGTGACAGCGTGGCGGCGGCTTACCCGGACGTCAGTACTATCGCAAATAAGAAGGTTTTTCGCTTTCAAAACATGCTGATCGGTTATACCTCATCGTTTCGCATGGGTCAGCTTTTGGAGTTTGGCCTGACCATGCCGGAATACGCAGAACCGCAAACGCCATATGAATACATGGTGAAAACTTTCGTACCAGAGGTGCGGCGCGTGCTGAAAGACGGCGGCTTTACGACCGTCAACAACAACACCGAGGATGGCGGGCAGTTTATCGTAGGCTTTGCCAGTTGCATTTTCGAGGTGCAAAATGACTTTGCCGTTATCCGGTATAGGGAGCGCTTCTGCGCCGTTGGGTGCGGGTACGCTTTCGCAATGGGTGCTTTACGGCTCATGAATGAGTTTAGCGACATCCACCGGGACGATGAAAAGAAGATTTTAGCGGCGCTTGAAATTGCAGGCCACTTCTCAACCGTAAGACCGCCATATTATGTTTTAGAGGTGACATCATGACCGAAACCAAACCCACCTACCGGCCCTCGCTTGAAGCGAAGAAACCAGACACCAGCGCGATTTTAGCGGCTATCGAATTTTTACGCAACCAGGGCTTCGATGTGTCGCTGTCTGATTTGCGCTTGAACGGTGGAGAACCCATGACGGCGATTATGATCAAGGGCGTGGACCTTTCGAGGCGTCCAGCATAACCCACCAGCCCGCCCAACCCGGCGGGCTTTTTGTTGCCTAAAAATAAGTGTGCATTCTACACTAAGTCGTGATATAATCGTATTGAAAACTATTTTCAATACGAGGTGAAAAATGCCGGCCTTGCTGAACTCCCGTAAAGTTTGGATTGCGATTGTAACCTTTATCCTCGATGCAGGCTTGCTGATTATCGGCACGTTTGCACCGGAATGGATGGATTTTGCCTCAAAAATGGCCGGCCTCGTTTCAACCCTGGCCGGTGTTTTGATTGCGGGTATCGCCCTTGAGGACGCGGGCGCGAAGGCTGGCGGATGGCCGGGCGTGAACAAAGACCCTGACGCGCACTCAAAGAGCTGAGCATGGATGCAGCCGCTTTTGCGGAAATTGTAAAAACATGGCCTGTTTTGGCTATCGTGGCGGCGGCGTTTTATGCTTTCATGCGTATCTCGGATGACGCACGCAAAAAGGAACGTGAAAGCCTCGAAGCCCAACGTACATGGCAGGACGAAATGAGCAAAAAGCGCGATGCAGAGCAGGAAAGGCGCGACCAGGCATGGCGTGATTTTTTAGGCGGCATGCAGGCGCGGAGTGACGCGGCGGCGCAACGAACAACTGAGGTGCAGTCAAAGCTGATCGAGCGGATTGACACCCTGACAGCGGCGATCAATCAACATGACGTTTATACACGGGCAAAAATGGTGAGGTATGATAACCTTGCGGATGCGATTTTGACAGAGGAACGAGAGAAATGAACTGGCAGAATGTCACGGTGAAGCTTGGAGACTTGCGGGCGTGGGATCGCAACCCTAAAACCATCAGCAAATCGCACGCTGAAAGGCTGCTCGCATATTGGAACGAGATCGGCCAGTTTCAAAACGTGGCAATCGGCCCGGCTAACGAAGTTTATGACGGTCATCAGCGGCTATCCGTTTTGTTATCCGCTTACGGCCCAGGCTATCAGGTTGACGCGCGGCGCTCAGAGCGGGCGCTGACTGAGGACGAGAGAAAAAAGCTAGTGGTTGCCGCGCACGTTGGCACGACAGGCCAATTTGACTGGGACGAGCTTGCGTCATGGGACGCAGCGCAGATGCAGGAATGGGGGCTTGATGCTGAGGCGCTTGTGTCGTGGGGGAGTGATGTGGCGGCGTTACGAGAGATGCTTGAATCAGAAAAGGAAGAGCCGCCAGAAGACCCCGGCGCTCATGTTGACAAAGCCGAGGAGTTGCGCGAAAAATGGGGCGTTGAAAGCGGGCAACTTTGGAAGCTGGGCGATCATCGGATAATTTGCGGGGATTGCACAGACCCTGCTATTGTGTCGCGACTGATGGATGGCAAGAAAGCGAATTTGATTGTTACTGACCCGCCTTATGGAGTGAATTATGAAGGGGGAAGTGGCAACGATGATAAACGAGAAAAGTTGCGCGGGGATGATACAACCGATTTGTATCCTCGCTTTTTATCTGCATGGATGAGTGAGAAAGAAAAAAGGGCCGCTGTCTATATCTGGTTTGCGGGCATAAAGGGCCGAGATGTTTTTGACGCGGTGGAGGATGCTGGGCTGACTGTGAGGGCGCTTATAGTCTGGAATAAGATTGACCCGCACTATGGCGCGTTCATGGCTCAGTATATGCAGAAACATGAACCCTGTCTTTATTGTGTGACACCCCCCGCTGATTGGTATGGGCCGACAAACGAAGTTACGGTTTGGGACATAAAGCAACCGTCAAAAAATGAGTATCACCCGACAGAGAAACCGATTGAGTGCATGGAGCGCCCAATCAGGAATAGCTCAAAGATTGGCGATATTGTATCTGATCCCTTCTCTGGCTCTGGCACAACCCTAATCGCTTGCGAGCGTCTATCGCGCAAATGCCGCGCCGTCGAGATATCGCCTGCTTACGTTGCGGTCGCCATTCAAAGATGGGTAGACATGACCGGAGGAACGCCCGAGCTCATTGAAAGTGGCGCAAGCCCGACCCGCTCGCTCTCTCCTGATACACAGGAAAAAACAGGATGACGGACGAAAAACGCAAGCCCGGCACGTTCTCAAAAAACGACCCGCGCATCAATCGCAAGGGACGGCCTAAAACCTTTGACGCGCTGCGAGAGCTTGCGTTGCAAATCGCTCATGAGGAGGTTCAATCAGGCGGCAGCCCGCTTGTTATCAATGGCCATATTGTGACGGTGGCCGAGGCTATCGTGCGGTCATGGGCAACCAGCAAAAACCCGCAGCTACAGCGGGCTTTTATCGAGGTTGCGTTCGGGAAAGTGCCTGACAAGATAGAACTATCAGGCCAGACTAATATCACGGTTTGTTGGGACGGAGTGCAACATGGCAACGGTGAAGATCAAAGCTGAACCCCATCCCGCGCAAATCGAGATCCACGCCTCCCCGGCGCGTTTTCGTATTGTGTCGGCAGGCCGGCGCTTTGGCAAAACACGGTTAGCCGTGAATGAGTGCCTTGAGGTTGCGGCAGACGGCGGGCGGGCTTTATGGCTTGCGCCTACTCACAGGATGGCTGATGTCGGGTGGAACCCCATGCGACAAATCGCGGCATCCATCCCCGGTGCGGTTATCAGTTTATCAAACCGCGAGATTACTTTACCGACCGGCGGCATCATGGCGGCCCGCACAGCCGACAACCCGCAGAACCTGCGCGGTGACGCGTGGGATTATGTCGTGATGGACGAAGCCGCCTACATGAAACGCGAAGTCTGGACGGAGGCGGTGCGGCCAACCCTTGCGGATCGAAACGGGCGGGCGCTTTTCATCTCAACCCCGCGCGGCAAAAACTGGTTTTGGGAGATGTTCACTCGTGGGCTTGACCTGGGTGATACGCAAAGTTTTAGCTATTCAACCTACGCAAACCCCTACATAGACCCCAAAGAAATTGACGCGGCGAAAGCTGAACTACCTGAGCTTATTTTTCGGCAGGAATTCCTTGCCGAATTTATTGACGATAACGGCGGCGTTTTCAGGAATGTGCAGGCTTCTGCGACCGCTGAAAAACTGGAGGCGCCAGAGAAAGACAAAACTTACGTCATCGGCGTGGATGTGGCGGCCAGCGTGGATTACACGGTTATCACCGTTCTGGACGTTTCCGACAAGCGCGAGGTTTATAAAGACCGTTTCACCAGGTGCGATTACCCTGTTTTGGAAGATCGGATAGTGGCATCCTCGAAACGTTGGGGCGCATCGGCTGTCATCGTGGAAGCCAACAGCGCAGGCGCGGCGGTTATCGACCACCTGAGAACGCGCGGCGTGCCTGTACAGGGCTTCTGGACGAGCCAGTCGACAAAGACCGAGATCATCCAAAAACTGCAATCGGCTTTCGAGCATGGCGAGATCAAGATCATGAATGACCCTGTGACCGTTGCAGAACTTCTGAGCTTCGAGGGTAAGCGCAACCAGAGCGGCCTCATGACCTACAGCGCACCTGACGGGATGCACGATGACACGGTGATGTCGCTGGCTATCGCATGGAACGCGGCTCAAAAAAGCGGGCGCAAAGTGTTTTTCTTTGGAGATGACTAATGGCAAACCATTATAAAGTAGTCTGGACTTCCGCACAAATTGAGGCATCGTTATACGCTGACACTAAAGACAGCGTTGGCGCTTATGAGAAAATTCCCCTTGTGAACCGCGCCGTGAACATGAGGGCTGACGCGCTAGCCAGCGTGCCGTGCGGGTTATACCGTCCTGACGGCTCAGATATAGACTGGCCCTACAAGACCCCGCTAAAGTCTCTCGTGTGGCACGCACAGGCCGACCTGCTCCTGACCGGCGCGGCCTACTGGCTGAAGGTCACGGGCAAAAACGGCGGCGTGGTGCGCGACCTTGTGCGCTTGAACCCGTTCTGCGTGACTGTTGTCTGGGATGGGAAGTTGTCTTTCCTGTACTCCAACGGCGAGAAAAGCGAAACCTACGCAGCTGAGCAGGTTATTTACTTCAAAACGTATAACCCTCGTGATGACATCCAACCCGGCAAAAGCGCGGTGGATGTGTGTATGAGCGACGCTAAACTGATCCGTTACATCTCACTGTTTGATAACGCTTTCTTTGAAAAAGGCGCTATGCCCCTGACCATCATCGGTGTAGGCGAGAACACGGACGATAACGAAATCAAACGGGCGCAGGGGCGCTTCAATCAGTTTATGACCGGCATCAGCAACGCGTGGCGAACTATCGTCATGAGGTCAAACGAGGTCAAGCCGGTGGTGCTGACCCAGCCGATCAAAGACTTGATGTTACCCGAACTTATCGCGCAGGCGCGGCACTCCATTGCCGTTGCTTTCGGTATCCCCCAGACTATGCTTGAGGACGCGGCAAACTTTGCCACGGCGACCGAACACCGCATGAGCTTCTGGCAGGACACGGTTAGGCCGGCGGGCGACATGATGGCAGACGCTATCAACAGACAGCTTTTGACAGGCTCAGGCTACACTTTCCGCTTTGACTATGACGAGCTTGACATCTTCCAGGCGGACGAAGCACAGCGGGCAGGCAGCTTGCAGACGCTTGTTTCTACCGGCATTCCTTTGCCCCAGGCTATGGGTATTTTAGGCTACGAAGTTGATGAGGACGACATGGCGGCGATTATCGCTGCCAACTCCCCAGCGACTTCACCTATGGCCGAGGATATGAAAAAATGGCAAAGAAAAGCTATCAAGGCTTTGCAGAACGGCAAGCCCGCGGCGGTTGACTTTATCAGTGACGTTATCCCGGCTGGTGTGTCAGACAGTATCAAGGCGGAATTGTCCCACGCGAAAACGGCTGATGACGTGCGGGCCGTGTTTGCGGGTGCGGATGTGTCCGGCGTGATTGAGGCTTTGCGGGAGGCGGTGTCATGTCTGAAATAAAATCGGCCCTGCTTTCTGTTGCATCGTGGCTCACCAGGCGCGGTTATGTCGTGCCTGTTGATGTCATGGAAAGCATCAAGGAACTGCCAGACGATGACATTGACCCGGACGAGGCGTACAGGGTTATCGAGCTTTACATGGCCGATTACCGCTCCGGGCGCATCACCCTGACGCAGCTCATCAACAAAGTGAAACGTGCAACCGGCGCAACCATCACGGGAGAGGAAAAACCGCAGGACATCGAACGGCTGAAAGGTCACGTTATGGAAGCGGCGGCGGCGGCTTACCAGATGGCGCTGATTGTTCAATACCTTGACAATCTGGGCTATACCATGAACCAGGGTGTGACCGAGCGCATTTACAGCGAGGCAGAACCTTACAAACCTAAACCGCTTACCGAGCCAACAAGTGGAAGCCAGACGCAGTACCAGGGCGTGATCGAGCGCATTGCTTCTGACCTTTACGGCGAAAACATCACCTACTCAGAAGCAGAGCGCGATTTTATGACTGAGATTGAGAAGCAGTTTACGGCGGCGTGGCAGGATGGCATGATGGATGTGGGTGTGAACGCCGAGGAGATGACGCAGGCCGAAAAGCAGGAACTTGACAGCGCGATTATCAAAGAGCGCGGATTTGTGACCGGCTTCCTGTCTGACATCGAGCAGGCGCGGCTGAACGGAAAACCGCTTGACCCGTTCATATCCCGCGCCGCTTTGTGGGCGAACCGTTACGCGCAGATACGAACTCAGGCGAAGATAGAGGCGGCGAAAAATCAGCCTCTAGAATGGATTTTAGGAGAGACGGAAAAACATTGTCCATCGTGCGCGAAATTGGCCGGCATTGTCAAGCGGGCGCAGTTTTGGAGGGACGCTGGTGTTGAGCCAAAGAACGCGCCAAATAGCAAGCTTGACTGCGGGGGCTGGCGCTGCGATTGCCGACTTGATCCAACCGAAAAACCGATTACACGCGGGCCTTTGCCGGCCCTACCATGAGGTATCATGCCTGACTTTTTGAACGTCACGGTTACGGGAATAGAGGACGCGGGCGACCGCCTGACCCGCTTTGAGGAACGGGTTGTATCACCCGCGCTCACCCGTATCTGTGAAATGCTTGTCGAAGAGTATAAGAAATATCCTGACGAGAAGCGGGTGACGCGCAAGCAGGCTTTTGGCGGTAATGGCTTCTTTAGCGACAAACAGCGGCGCTGGTTTTTTGCCAACCTGAGAAGCGGCGAACTAGAACTGCCTTACACGCGCACCCGGCGCTTTGAGAGATCGTGGAACGTATCGAGCGTATCGAACACGGAGAAGAAAATCACCAACGCCGCGCCGTATTCCGGCTTTGTCATGGGCGGGGCTGAGGATAAGACAGGCCAGAGCCGGATGCAAAAACTGATCGGTTGGAAAAAGGTCACAGAAATCATGACCGAAAAGCTGGAAGAAATGAGACAAATTTTCAACGAGATAGTTGAGAAGTGGAGGTAAAAACATGGCAGAAAACGAGACAAAAACGGACGGCCTGACTGAAGATGCGGTTGTCTTCTTCGGATCCGCTGTCAAGAGCCTGGGCGGCGGCAGGGTAGGAGGCTACCTGATTACTTTTGGCGGCGAGGATTTAGACGGTGACACCTTCACGGCTGCCACTGACTTTGGCCCGCACAAAGAGACCCCCGTCCTGTACCATCACGGCTATGATGACAAGCTTGGCTTGAAAAGTATCGGCACAGGTCATCTCACCGTTGATGATGTCGGCGTGTGGATTGACGCGCAGTTGGACATGGCGGACGAATACGTCAAGTTGCTTTTAGAGCGCGGCATTGAGGCTGGCAAAATGGGCTGGTCATCTGGCACATCTCCCCACCTTGTGAAACGCGCGTTTATCGACGGACGCAAAACCATCACCCGCTGGCCTTTGGGGCTTGATGCATCCATCACCCCCATGCCAGCCGAACCGCGTAACCACGCGGTAACACTAAAAAGCTTGCTTGCAGATGAGGCGAACACGTCAGAGGCGGTTGAAACCGCGACCGAGGCGCCGAAGTGCGAGGAAGCACAAACCCAACCAGAAAGCGAATCGAAAGAGGTAAATACCATGCCTGAAAATACTTTTTCTCTTGACGATGTCAAGAAAATGATTGACGAAGCCGTGAAATCGCAAGGCGGCCTGCCTGAAATCGTGGCAACCAAAGCGGCCCCCGCTGTCAATACGAACCCGCAGCCAGACACCACGAAGGCGGCGTTTTTCCGCTACATGCGCACCGGCGACGTTGGCGCAGCCAACGAAGTGAACCGCGCCGTGAAGGAAGCAAATCCGTGGGTGGAAGGAACCGCCGCAGACGGCGGCATTCTCGTTCCTGAGGATTTCTACCCGCGCATCATCGAAAAGCGCGACCCGTACTCCATCATCCGGCGCGCTCCTGGCGCGATGATTATTCCGACCTCGCGCTCCAGCATTCAGGTTCCTGTACAGGGCGACCGCATGCCCATCTTCACCCTGACCTCAGAGGGGTCTGACAGCAATGACAGCGAGATCGCGCCTTTCACTGATTTGTCAATCACCATCTACGACCACCGGCGCACCGTGCAAATCCACCAGAACCTCATCTCTGACAGCGCCCTCCCCGTTGAGAATTACCTTGCCGGGTTGTTCGGACGCGCTGCCGCCCTCACCGAAAACAACTATGTTGTCGCTGGTACTGGCTCGTCACAGCCTCAGGGTATCCTGTACGGCGGGACTGCTGGCCTGACCCTTGACAGCGCTTCGGCAATCGGCGCGGCTGAAATCCCCGAACTGTACCACAAGCTGAAATCAGAATATGAAGATGGCGCGGTTTGGGTGCTGCGAAACGCCACGATGGGCTACCTGCGCGGCCTGACTTCGTCCAGCGTGTTCACTTTCGCCCCGACCCCGACCGCTGGCCCCGACCTGTACGGAAAGCCCTACTTCCTGACTGACTACGCCGGCGCCATCACCGCTTCGGCAAAATCCCTGTGCGTTGGTAACTTCGCATATATGGCTTTCGCTGAAAACTGGGGTATGCGCATCTTCCGCGACCCGTACACTCACTCAAAGGGCGGGTACGTCGATTACCATGCCACCATTCGCTTTGGTTGCGCCGTTGCTCAGGCAGAAGCCTTCCAGTACGCCACGCACCCCACCGCCTAGCAGGTGACATAATGAACCCACGCGTGTTACTTTACTGCCCTGTACTCGACAAACCCCTGCCAGAAACCGCGAAAGCCATCAAGCGCCTGACGTTTGATGGAAGCGTGACAATCGAAATCGGGAGAGAAAACCCGTACGGGAAAGGCGATTATCGAAACGTACTGGCGCAGTATCAGCACGCGTGGGACATGGCGCTTGACGGTGGATATGATGCTCTGCTCACCATCGAGCATGACATCATTCCACCGTCAGACGCTCTTGAAAAGCTCTGGCAGGCTGGAGCGCCCGTTGCTTATGGATGTTACCGTTTTCGGACGTCAAACGTCATCAACCTTTGGCGGTACGCCAACAAACACGGGTTAGACTCCAGCCTGTCACTTTTCCCCGACGATTTGAGGCGCGCCATGAGCGTTGGCGTGGTCAAAGTCTCAGGCGTCGGGTTTGGATGCACGCTCATCAGAAAGCCGGTGCTTGAAAAGATAAAGCCAAGACCGGACGATGATAACGGGCTATCTGTTGACATCGCCTTCGCCAAAGACTGCTTGAAAAATGACATCAACCAGTTAGGCCATTTTGGCGTGATGTGCGGACACATTGAAAAAGGCGAAATACTCTGGCCTTTTGAGAACCGCCAAAGCCCGCTTGCGCCGGTCAAGGCGCTGATGCATGTGAACATCAACCACTACGGGCGCACTCTCCAACTGGTAAAGGGCGCACGTTATGATATTGACGCAGAGCAGGCTAAAGACCTGGCCCGCGCCGGATTCGTTGAGGTGCTATGAACAAAGTGCTGATTTACGGCTACGAATGGACGCATAAAAGCGGCGGCATCGTTGCGCTTCACATGCTGGCTGAGAAGCTGAACGAGGCCGGGGTGGATGTGTCAATGACCTGTTTTAGCCCTGTCTTTGGTGTTGAACACTACCAGGGCGGGCCGGTGGGGT